GTCCCAGCGATCGCCGCAGTCGTCACGGCGCTCGCAGGGTGCGCCGGTGCGCCGCCTGCGATGTGCCCGTCGATCGCTGTACCAATGGCCTCGAGCGCTACCTGTGCGCTGACAGTGACAGCCATCCCCCACTGCACGTAGTGATTCAGCGAGTCGAACCCGTGCACGCCGATGTGATCGGCACCTGTTCCGCCTGCACCGGCCGCGGCCAGCTTGGCGAAGGCCAGATCGTAGACGATCGCATTGAGAGCCGCCTGTACGTCGAGCACGGGCGGCAGAGCACCAGCGGGCAAAGCCGCGTTAAACCACATGGCGGTCGGGATGTAGGGCATCGTCGCGGCCCAGGTGTCGAGCATGGTCAGAACCGCGATGATCGCGTCGTGCGACGTCCCGTGCGCGAATGCCGGTAGCGTCGTGCCGTTGAACCGCAGCCAGTCCTCGCGCCGCGTCACCTCGATGAGGCCGGCAGTGATTTGAGTCGTGCCGAACGACAGCAGTACGTCGGCGAGGAGTACGCCATCGGTAAGCAGCGCGGGCGGTGCCGCGGTTCCGGTGGCGGCCATCGCGCCCTGACGAACAACAAACTCGTACCCATCGTCACGGTGCGTGTAGACCGTGAGCCCGTTCCCATCGATCTTCGGGACCGACAGAACCACGGTGTGCCGCATGAACACCGACACGTACCTGTCGTTTGCCGCGACGGTGACCGCAGTAGCCGCGCCGTACTCGTCGACCGAACAGTCTACCGCCTCGAGCGCAGTGCCCGTGTACAGCGGCTCACCGTTCTTGTCGACGCCGCCGCCCGGACCGACAACGTTGACGTTCAGATCTGCGGCTGGCACGGAAGGGATCACAGAGAGACCGAATTGGATACCAACGAGATCCGCGTTGGTGAGAGCGCCGGAGATGGCTTCGGCTACAAAGCCGAAAACATCATCCATCGTTCCCTGCGACACCTCTTCGTCAAAATAGAAATCGTGAACACGCATTTGTCTACTCCGTCAGAGTCGTATCGACTCCGAGATGTGACCAGCCCAAGGTCCAGACCGTAGGAAGTGGCAACGTCTTCGCCGCGCGGATGTTCATCAAATGCGTGTGCGCTGGCTTCATGTATTCCGTGATCTTCCGCACGATTGCCTCTTCGTCGGAGGTTAGCACGGAGTCTGTCTCAATGTCGAAGGAGTACATGCCGTGCTCGTCGTCGAGACCGAGCACGCAACCACCACGAGCCGCAGAGGCGTTGGTTCCTACGAACCCAAACGTGTCCGCGGCGAGCGAGCTCGAGACCGCGATGCTCGCGCCCACTTCGGCGTTGTCCGAGTACAGGCAGATGTTCTCGCCGTCCAGGCCAACCGCGCTCGCGACTCCGAGCTTCGCCTGCGCCGTTCCGCCGGAGATCGTCACGGAGCTCGCCGCGCCCCACAGATGGCTGGCGATTCTGCAGCGGGCCACCCCGAGATAGTCCTCTCGAACTCCAATCTGCGCGTCCGGAAGATCGGCGGCAAGGCGCAGCGCCACCTCATCGACCGTCACGGACCCGGAACTCACAAAGTCGCCGACCTGAAAGATCGCTTCGTGCACTCCGTGCCCTTCGATCTCGACCAGTAGGTTGTCGCCGGCCATGATCGCAAACGGTCCGATTCCCGTGAGCGCCGCGGCCGGTGAACCGTCGGCGAGTACTCCTGCCGTGCCACCAGCGATGTGCGCGTCGATCGCAGCGGCGACTTCCTGTGCTGTAGCGGCGGCCGGGTCGACAAAATCTCCGGCAACGTTCGTGATCACCTGTACCACGCCGTCGTCGATCTCCACTGACAGGTTGAGAGGGAGCAGCGCGGCGAGGTTCATCGGCCAGGCTGCCTGCTCGCCCTTGATCAACGCGATGCCGCCGCCATCACCGAGCCTCGAGATGCCGAGACGCCAACCGGTGTGCAGGTAATCGCGCACGTGCACGATCTTGCCGAGCAAGAACAGCACCACCGACTCGATGCCGACCGCGGTGCCCTTGAGCTTGTAGATCGGCACGAGGTAGCGCACGAGCTTCCGACGTTGCAGCGCGGTCAGCTCGAGGTCCGTCCAGACGAACGGATTCCCGAGGTCGTAGAGCATCGCCTCGATCGTCGCGTCGTCGCAGAGATCTGGGTCGAAGATGTCCGTCATCCGGTCGACCTCGCGCAGCATGAGGTTGACGAGTTCCTGCCAGCAGTTGATGAGCCTGCGGAGATCCTTCGTGTCGTCGCGTGTGCGGATCTTGCGCGGAACGAACCGCCAGAGATCCCAGACGCGTCCCTCCGGGATCTCCGGTTGAAATCCGGTCCAAGAGGCTATGCAGAACGCAGCGTCCATCGTGTTGCCGGAGCCGTCCTCGACGGTGCCGGCCACGTGAGCGTGGTACTCGCATCCAGGCGTCTGCTCCCAATCGAACGTGAGGTCGAACTCCTTGTCGAGCGACCCGGTCACCACCTCAGCGGAGACGACAGCGAGAGCCACGCCTGGAAGCGGGTCAACGTTGTGCCGCGTGATTGTCCAGTTGGTCGGATCGTCCGCACACTCGGTGCCGGTGCCGAGCGTCATCCCGTCGTCGAAGACGACGCGCAGTACCATCGGTGAGCGCGGAACCGCCGTGAGCAGCTTTGGAGGAGTCAGATCCTCGATCGTGAACGACCACGAAGTCGACACGTCGTACGGAGCAACCGCTGTGACCCAGACACCGGAACCCCACGGGAGCGGAGTCCATTCGCCGGAGACGGTGAGCTCGAGGGCAACAGAAACCACCTGTTCTGAGACGAAGCGATCGGTCAACTGGACGAGACGCACCGCGAAACCAACGTAGGCATCCACGCTGGTAGTTGGTGTGACACTCGAGAGAGCCGGATCCCATCCCGCCTCGACGGTTAGTGCTCCGCCGGTGTAAGTCGCCGCAAGAACGCCATCGACATTCAACGTGAAATCGATCGGGAGGTACGCCGGTGCCGCAGGATCTCCGTTCAGATCGACGACGGTGAACAGCACCTCCGTGTGCAGGTCGATCCCAGTCTCGCTGGGTTCTGGATCTCGGCGAACAACGACAAAATCATCGCCGACAGCAAGAAGCGACGCCGAGTCGACCTCGAGGACGGCCATCAATGTGTCGATCGTCAATCCCATCTTCTACACCGTCGCCCAGACCAGACGGAACGCCACTTCGTGCGGTCCGCTGTATTGTCGCACCGGAGCTGAGAAGTCGCTCAACACACGTTCGCTCTCCGTGGCTGGAATCACTCTGTCCGCAAGAACGCAACCGTCGACCAAGATCTGCATCCTCCATTCGAACGAAACTGTCAGCGGTATGGTGCAATATTCGTACAACTTGATCACGTTGGCGTCGGCAACGGCCAACGGAAGAAACAATATTGAATCAAGCTCTCCTACCAACAGTGGGTCGCCATATTGTATCGGAGCAGTGGGTCCTGGTAGCAGCGGAATTGCCGGTGCGAATGCGGCATTGCAAACGTAAACTCCGTTTACAAAAAAATGCACTTTGTTCGGAGACGCTTTTGCGTTGTCGTATACGATTGTGAAACATGTCCACGGCATCGACGCCGTAATCGTATATCCAGCTATTACAACTGTGCTATCTACTCCGCCAGACCTAAACGTCAGCGCAGGATTCCATGCATGCGCGCCAGGGCCAGCAACACCAACCAAGCTGACAGCCCATCCATTGTTTGCATCCCACACCGAGAACACGTTCGGAGAAATGCCAGTCGAACCAGCATGCTTGTCAGCATCGAATTTCATCCACCATGACAACGTGTTCTTTATCATCATCGGAACCGGCGGATTGTCAACTCCGGACATCCTAGCAGAAGCGGCGCCGTCTGGAATTACCAAACATCTACTTGCGTCTGGCGAATATGTCTCTGTCCCGTAAGTGATTTCTCCTTCTCTTGTCAGGTTAAATTGACCAACGTTATAGTTATAGGCAACATCTCCGGCAGCATCAAAATCAAATCCCCAGAACACAGACATCGTAGTCGTTTTCAGAACACGGGCGAGAGATGCCCATCCGGTTCGGCCGGTGAAGGTGGGCGCCGCTCTGCCGGTAGCAACAAGGTCAGCGGACAGGATGTCGTAGTCCGTGAGATCAACCACCTGCTTGACCTCACTGTATTCTCTCGTCGCCGGAACGATTGGAACAGCAACACCAAACACCGCCGCGGCACGGGCGTACTCGCGCAGGAAATCATCGCCCTCTACGTGTGCCAGGTTGAGATCCTTTGATCCGAGCACGAACGTTCGAGAGCCTGGAACTCCTATCCTTCCAGATGCCGCGCCTCTGCCTATGTCGAAATCGTTCGTCATGTTACGTCAGGCGCTCCACCGTGATCGCATCGAACGCACCGCGTCTTCCGATCTGTCCGTTCGTCGCGAACGCGAAACCCGCATAGCCGCCCCAAAGCGGAGGGCTACCGCTGTTGATCTCGAGCGCGTCGTCGATGTAGTCCGCCATGCCCGGTATCGCCACCCAAGTCGGCGCCCCGCTGAGCGGGTGCGCCACGAGGTCGTTGGCGAACGCCTTCAGGAGCACATCGCCGTTCGGTTCGACGATCGCGTCGAGTCGGAGGTGATGCCAGAGGTCGTCGCCCATGCTGTATTGCGCCGAGCTCGTGCGCAGGATGGTCAGGTCGGAGGCATCGTCCACGAGACCGCCGACCAGCGGCCCCTTGGCGAGCACGATGTGGTACGGATCCTCATCGCTCAAGCCGAGGATGTACGCCCAGTCGTTGACCGTCGGTGGCGATGTGTTTTCAAGGCAAAAGTAGAGCATAGGGCTCATGCCGACGTTTCCCGGGCTCGCGACGCGCTTCACGCACCCAGTGATGGACCCTCCGCCTGCCGGCGGTGTCAATCCTCCACCGGTCGGATTGAAGTTCGTCAGGTCGACGTATTTCCCATGCGCGCCGACGACCGTGCTTCGACTGTTGTAGCCGTACACAAAGGACCCGCCGCCGGATGGAGGCGTGATGCCAGCCGTCACGCCGCGGGCGAGGTCTGCCACGGCCAGAATGTCGTCCAAGGTTCCCCAATCTGCTTGTCCCATCGTCGTCTCCTAGTGCGCGTTCGGGAACGCCTCGGTCGGCCATTCCGTTGTCACGAATCTTTCCAGGTAATAGGTCGTCCCGGACTCGACGAATTCGGCCAGGGTCAGATCGCCAGGACCGTAGGCCGCCATCCATGCCGCGGTCAGTCCATACCAACCGTGCATCCGAAACGACTCGAGGTACGTGTCCTCGCTCACCGAAGTGTCGAACTCCGCGATGGCGCGGTCATCCTCAATCGTGAACCACAGGGCGAGCACGCTATCAAGAAGGGCACGGAAACTGACCATCGTCCAGATGTCCACGTTGAACGCGTCCAGGGAGCCCAGGACGCCCGGTGCTGGCGACATGGCGGAGACCGGGAACCTCACCAGCCCATGGCGGTCGTACGGCCCCATGGCGGTGAATCCGAGCGTCGAGCGCAGGCTTCCAGATGGATCGAGCTCCGGTTCGCCGAAGAACACCGTCGGAGTCGCTCCTGTCAGGACAGGATCGCGCCCAAAGGTCAATCCGTACGAAGTGCCATCAGTCCAGACATCGAACTTGAAACCGGTCAGGACCGCGGCCAACTGCGTGTTGAGGTTGACGGCGAGCGCGGCCGCGGTCGCGTAAACGCCAACCGTCATGCGCAGCCGGTAGCAGGTGCTCGGCGTCTTCGTGAAGATCCACATGTCGCGCCGCGCGTCCGTCACATGCACGGGAAGCGAGAGCGCAGCGCCTCGAAGAATACCGTTCTGCGCCGCGTCCGCTGTCCAACTGACTCCGCTCGGCGAGTAGAACGGATCGGTCGCACTGGCCTCCTCGAACGACTCTCGTGAGAGGGCGCGCGCCGGCGTGACGGGTGTGACAGGATCGAGGCAGCCGCGCCACGCAACGAAGTGCTCGATCCACGTCTCCGTCCACTCTGGTCCAGCCAATGTACCGAGATCCTGGTACGACCAGTTGACCTCGAAGTCCTCCACTTCTTCCGGATGCGCAGCGACGACGTTGAACCATGCCGAGACGAGCACGGCGTCCGCGACATCCGCGAGCCAGGCGTCGTTAAGCCAGCCTCCCTCAAAGTCTTCGAACCCTCCCTGGTGCTCCTCGAGCTCCGCGTCGTAGGCGTTGAACTCGGCGAACGCGTTGTAGTGCTGCAACGACCGCCACAGCCAGTGTTCTGCTTCTCCAGCGCGCAAGCTCGTCGCGGGATCTTCGAAATCAGGATTCGCGAAGTCGCTCTGCACCTCGGCGAAGGCGGCGCGGATGTCGAGGTCACCCAATACCTCGGCGAACAAGGCGCCCTGGCTGAAGAGACCGGTGAACCCGTCCCCCCCGTTGCCGGCGCCGATGGTGATCGAAGGGTTGGGGTGCTCCAACCGGAAATCCACGCCGATGACTGTCGACGAGCGCGTGACGCCATCGACCACCAACCGGAGCTCGAAGTCCGGACGCCCCGCTGTATTTCCAGCACCTGGCGAATATCCGGACCAGCAGATCGCGATCGTGACAGCCCGTTCATTCCAGGTGGCGAGCGGGAAGTCGTAGTCCAGATCGACCCAACCGACACCGTCGTTATAGGCGCGAGCAACGAGGTGTCCAGCGAAGACCGCGGCGCCTGATGTCGTGCCTGCTCCTGTCCCACCTGTGATAGTGACCGACTCCGCAAGTGCGAAAACGTCGGCCGGTGCATCAGGGATGACGCGCCACGTCCGAGCCGTGTTGTCGTACGACAGCAGAATACCGCTATCCGCAGACGTAGTGCCGACGACGGGCAACCCGATGTCTGATGTCACCGCTGCGACGTAGCCAGCGGCGTCAAAAGTGAGAGTCCGCTCCGATCGGTAGTAGATGCCCATGCCGTTCGTCGCGGCGTTCGGCGCTCCCTCAAGCGGGTTGTCGATTTGGAGAATCCACCTGTCTGTGATCCAGAAGATCATGTCCTCAGGCTTAATCTCGACCACGGCAGCGAACGGCGCTTCGAAACCGCATGACGCTGCATCCTGTGCGCAGATCGCGAGGTCGCGCGTTCCGGCGGCGATGGACATCAATGGTGTGTCGTTCCTGCCTTGCGCCCAAAGCGTCGTATCCTTCGTCAAGCGCATGACGATGCCGAGGTCGGCGTCAGACGTCCGAAGCTCGGCCGGTGCCGCGGCATGGCCCATCGGCATGTGCAATAGGTCGACTGGAGCGCGCCGCAGTTCCTGTGTTCCGGTGCTCACGGGGAAGGTGAGACCGATCGCGGCGAGCGCGTGCTGCCAGTCGAGTCGGCTCCACTCGGCGATGTCGGGCACCCATGGTTCGAACTGCGAGACCTCGACGTGATCGAACTCGTTCTCATGCGTTTTGTATGGAGCGACGGGTGGCCACGCTCCGCCTGGCTGCGGGACGGTCGCAGCAGAGACGAGCGCGCCAATGAGGCCATACCCGCTAAGCGATCCGGGCACGCCGTTCGCACGGAGATCGACGACGACGCTGTGCACGACCACCCATGCCATGCCAGCGCTGTCCCACTTCTCGAGGTTCACGGTCCACGCTGGCGTGGCGCCGGTGACGACGACGCGCAGCGTGCCGACGTCCGTATCGGCGGAAACAGCAGAAGCGTGCGTCTCGGTTCCTGCTGGATCGATGGGGCGGTCCAAGTGGCAACCGTAGTCGAGCCAGTTTACGTCGACTGGGCGCTTCCCTTGTAGTGAAGCACAGAGTTGGTCCGCTGTCTGGCGCTCTCCATCGAAGGAGAACACGAGCACACCAGTCCATGCTCCCCGTGGATCTCCTGGGGTGCGCGTCTCGGCATCCGCCCAACTTGCCTTCAAGGTGCCGGTGAGCGTGTCCGCGACGGTACCGATCCAGCCGCGAAGCGTGCAGCGGTGCCCGAGGGCGAGGAACCGCAATCCGTTGACGTCGTCGACATCGACAGGTGTCGGAGCTCCATCAACCGGATCGGCAATCAAGAAGGTGAGACCGCTCGGCAGCACTCGGTATCCCATGATGACGAATGGCGAAGGCGCTACGATAGAGCCGGAGTCAGACTGCTGCGCATACCAGATGTTCGCGTCTTCGAAAAGAGCACATGGCTCTGAAGTTGGGGAGATCGCGAGCTTCCGCAACGCGGCGGCAAGATCCGTCAGCACAAGTGGACCCTCGCTCGGCCGAACCCAGAGTGCCGAGTTCGCAGAAGGCTTCCAGTGTGCGTACGGTCTCGCCATCAGATCGCCGTTCCTGTCCTTCCGTCGATCACCGTGAGGGTCCCGCGTGCCGGGAACTGGTACAGCGGGATCTCCACATCGACATGCAGACCGTTGACAGTGAACTCCGTCAGTCCGGCGCCGATCTTGCGTACGCCGGTCGCGTCGCGCACGACGTTCATCAAATCGGACAGCGGGATTTCCCCGGTCGGCTCGCCGTCCTCGTCCTTGTACTCGAAGCCGAATCCGACTCCCGGATTCGGAGCGCCGCTTGCCAGCATCGGCTCGAAGAAATCATCGAGGTCGGCGAGAATGTTCGCCTTCATCTGCACCGCAGTGGTGCCTTCCTTCGGCCATGCCCAGACGACGAAATCCAAATCGAAATACGTCACCGCCTGGACCGCCAACTGGAACGTCACGGTGTGCGGGTAGGTGACCGTGCACAGAGTCATGACCTCGGCCAACTGCGTCGAGCTCGGTGTGCCTCCGCCCTTCGGCAAGCAGAACAGGATTCCGTGGTTCTCATCGATGCCGGACGGGTACTCGTTCGAGGTGAGCATCAAGGCGCGTCCCACCCAGGAGGCGAGCGTCGCGACGATCTCGAAGTCCTCGCGCGCCACACACCGGGTCATCGCGCGCAGACTCGCCGGGGCATTGACTCGAGCTCCGTCCACTTCCTCGCGCGGAAATCCGCCAGCCGCGTCCGCCGGGTTCGTCGCGGAGAGATACACCGTGTGCCCAAGGTCGTCGACGAACGAGCCCTCAATCTTCGTCAGCTTCCCGGCATCGACGTTGCCGGTGACTCCGCCGCCCTTCTCGTAGACCGTGCGGACATTCCCAACTGGGATCGACCCGTTGATACCATCACCGAAGTAAATCGAGCACAGATCGTTGTGGTCGATCTCCTCTCGATAGTGGTAACTGGTCGGTCCGCTCAGCAGAAAGTTGTCGACTCGCGTCCAGGTTAATGCTGGGGTAAGAGTCGACACAACTGCCGACTCCGCAATGTAAGGACCGAACGGCAGGCGCACGACCTGGTTCGGAAGGTTCGTGCTCGCCTGGATGTACATCGGCTGCGTGATCGCGTGGCGCCAGGAGACGATCTGCGAGGTAACACCTCCGCCGACGTTGATGTCGATGACATCCTGGACCTCTCCGCGGATCGGAGCGACAGGGTCGGCGGTGCCGATGATGATCGTGGCGGTTGGCGGGTTCGGGCGCACGTGCCCGGATACCGTACTTGGGTTCAGCACCGTCAGCGTCACATCGACACCAGCCTCGGACGCTGGGTCCAGAGCGTAGTCGATCAACTTGCAGATCGCAACCATGTTCTTGCGCAGTTCGGCGAACGCGAAACGTCCCTCGCGACTCTGCTTGTCGCAGTAGTACGAGAGGAAATCGAGGCACCACGGATTCAACGATTTGAGCAGGTTGCGACCACTCGCCTTGTTCTTCAGACTCCACGTAGGCCAGACCGATTCGATCAAGCTGTCGATGCGCGCATCCAGCGAGGCGAAATCCTTGCCGTTGCTGTAGTCCTCGTGAACCGGGAGCAAGGTCGTCATCTGCTACTCCTTCAGCGGCAACTCGATGGATTCCGTGCGCGCGTTGCCCTGCCCGATAGGAACGAAGAACACCTTGATCTTCTTCTCGGACGGATCGGCGCCGTCAGAGATCTTGATGTCGGTGATCCGCGCTCTCGGCTCGTATTTCTCGAGCACGCCGGCAGAAGCCTCGTAGGCCAGAGCCTCGACAACCTCGTTGTGCATCCCGCGGTGCCGGAGTGCGTCCAGGTTGCCGCCCATGTCCGTATCCCAAGGAACCTCGCCAGGAGTCTTGCCGATCGGCCCTTGTATCGCTAGCAGGCTCATCACGTCGTTCTTCAGAAGGTCGAGGCCGGACGTGCTTCGGAAGTCGCCCTGCCCATCCTGTTCAAGCGGAACAGTGATCCCTCGTCCGAACTCGTCTCGCTGCGTGACGCTCATGGCCGCAATCCTAACATCTGGCCTCGCCGAGCGCCAAGGTCAGCGCCCAGTCCGGGTCGACGATCATGTCCGCGATGTTATCGAGCATGTCGGCCATCGCCAGCAGCAACTCGATGATCTTGTCGAAGCCCTTTCCGATGTTGTCCTCGAGCAACGACCCGAAACATGGGATTTCCTCTCCACCGAATAGACCGATAAAGATGTTTATCAGCAGGATGATCCGACCGATCGCCTTCAACGCCTGGGCCATCGCCGACATCGAGTCGTTGAGATGATTCTGCGAGCACACCAGGATCCCGTCGAGGTTGACGTCATGCAGATCGGCAGCGTCCTCGATCGCGTCGATGACCTTCTTCAGTTCGCGCTCAAGGTGCTGCAGGTCAGTCGCGATGCCGCGGAGCAGGGCCGCGATCGTGCGAATGAGCGCGCGTACCATCTTCGGGATCGACAAGTACGGGATGAGCCCCATCAACTTGTCGATCTTCTCGGCCAGATCGGGAACGCATTGGATCAGACCGCTCGGGTCGAGCTGCGTGATGCAGTCCGGGATCGCCTTGATGCACTTGAAGATCTGGAGCACCACGTCGAGCACGTTGAAGAACGGCGCCAGCGGCGCCATCGCCGGACCCAGTTGACCGAGGAAGTCCATGATCATGTCGGTCATGTCCGGAATCTCGGAGATGGACTTCTGAATGTACGAAAGGCAGAACCCGCCAGGGAAGCAGATGTCTTCGGGCGGAGCCGGGATCGTGAACTCGAGACACATGCCGGCCGGGTTCCACGAAACTCCCGTCACGCCGGTCAGCACTGAGGTGAACTCGCTCATCAGTTCACCGGCCTGCCATTCGGGTTGACGACGCGGCCCTTGATCTGGAGCGTGTTTGCGTCGATGTCGATCAGCCCTTTGGACTCGATCTTGATGCCTGTGACCGCGGCGAGGCGCACCGTGTTGTGCTCGTAATCGAAGGTCAACTCGGCGAGATTCTTTTCCTCGCCGTTGATCTCCTTGACCATGATGATCGACATCGACCTCTGTCCCTCGCGGTTGTCGATGATCGTGCGGAACGGCCCGACCGCATCATAGGAAACGTCCGGCGACTCGAATTCCTTGACAGCGGTCGACTCGCCTCCTGGCCGCACTATCCAGCCTGGTCGGTAGGATGGGAATTCGCTGTCCTGCCGGATGAAGTCGACGAGCACGATCGCACCGACTGGCGGAACACGGATTCTCCCCCAATTCTGAGCTCCGGATCCTTGCGGACGCGCCCATGCGGATTCAGCCATCTTGCCTTCGATGCGCACCGTCACGCGACCATCCCCCTTGGGGTCGTTCCGATTGACGACGATGCCCTCGTATGGGTTCTCGTTCATCTTCATCAGAAACTCGCGAACGCCGAGTCGTTCTGGTTCTCGGAGTTGATGGCGTCCTCTTGCTCTGCGCGAGAAAGAAGAGCGAAGTCTTCCTCGCTGTATTCGCGCTGTCCGTGTGTGCCACCGCTCGGATCTACAAACTTCACCACCTTTTTCGCAGACCCGTCGTTGCCGTACTCCCAGCCAACCTTCTCTTCGAGCGGCACCGTGATCTCGTTGATGAGCGACGCCATATCGTTGAGCGTGTTGCCGGTCTTCCATTCTGATGTCATCACCTGTCCGGCGCCCTCAGCCTGGTCGGAGATGATCGTTTTTTTCGTGGCGTTCACCTGCTTGGGAGCATCTCGGCTCACTGACACAACCTGCCTGAACTCTCCTTTTCCGATCGACGTTTCAACGCTCTTTATCCAGTACAGACCGTCGACTACATCCGCGACTCCGACTACGATTCCGACGCAACGCGGCTGTAACTGCGGATTTCCCATCACCGGAAACGACAGCTTGTAGCGTCCAATCGCCTTGCGCCGATAGACTCCCTTCGCCTTGGCCTTTGCCTGTTCCGGAGTGGCGAGCCCGCCGCCGACGTTGTCGAGCCGTGTGCATCTTGCTTGTCGGTTGCTTACGCTCTCGGAAATCGGCGGCCAAGGCTCCCATGTCGATTCGAGGATCTCCGTTGCGACCTCGTCCAGCGTACCGTACTCCACTTCGCAACCCAGGCTCGGTTGTCCAGAAGTATCCTGCTCCGCGGATTCTTTCGTGATCTCGCCAGTGTTCGGATCCATCTGGTCGTTCTTGACTTTCGCGACAGCGGCAGGTGGCTGGTATTCCAGGCGCGGCTCCTCGAGCATCGGACAGACGAACGCGCCTTCCATCTCAGTGCGGTAGGTGAACGTGAATTTAGGCGTCGAATTTGTTCGCCGACTTTTCCAATGAATTCCCGTGGTGTCGACATAGAAGATGAACCCGTTGTCGTGCGCGAGCTTGGCGCAAAACTGCGCGTCGGTGTAGTCGGCCGTCTGAACGAGCACTTCGTGAGTTGCCGTCGTCTCTTCGATGTCCTGCGCCGTGCCGTAGAAACCCCATGCCTCCGCGATCCGCTTCACGAACTGGCTGTCTGTGCATCCCTCCAGCCGACGGTTGCGTGGCGCGAGATCCATCTTCTCGAGCAGGCAGCTCAACACGACGCGCATCGGATTGCTGCGTTCGGTCTTCTTGACGATCATCCGTCGCGGAGGGTGCATGTTGCCTGGCCAACCCCAGGAGACGATGAACTGCTGACCCTTCGCGAATGCTGGGTTGTCAAGCAACTTGAAGTCTTCATTCCTAAACGTAAGCGTGGCCTCATCTTTTTTCGTCTCGTGGTCGCTGAACGTAAACCCTTCGAGACGATCGGCAAGCATCGAGCGTGTCTCGGACCAGTTGCCGACATACCACGCCTCATCGCCTGCGTCGAACCCGACGATCTCGAAAGAAACCTGTGGCCCTCCGTATGGCATCTCAGGACGCCCGCCGTTGCGACGGTGAGAACACCACCTGCCGGACGTACCTCTCGGACGGGACGACGATTACGGAGCCGGCCACGAGCTTCAGCGTCGGATCGATGACCGGGGTCGGCTGGAACTCAGCGATGATCCACCAGAGTCTGGACTTGTTCGGGAGAGAGGTGAAGTACCGATGCGCCAGGCCCCACCACGTGTCGCCTTCCATGACAGTGTGATAGCGGTTGTCCGGCTCTTTGCTGTATTTCAACGGCTCGCGCTCGCTGAGGTAGGCGACCCCGTTCTCGTCGGTCAACTGCTGGCAGTACCGGTATCTGGAGTCGGCAAGCATCATGCACCCTGGTAGAGAATGCCGGTCTTCGCAACCGCTTCCATGGTTGTGCGCTTCTCCGGCGCGGTTTTGAACGTGAGATTGGCGCGCAACTCGATGACGTTGCCAGCGAGGTCGCACTCCTCTCCTGTGAACTTGTAGGTGCGCAGGCGAGCTCGACACCGACACCAGCCAGGAATCACGAGAAGGCACGCTGGCGCTGAACCGCTGCTCATCGACTCCGTGATCTCGTAGGGAACGGTCAGCGCCTCGATGAATATCTTCGCCGTGTGGATTTCTGTCGCCAGATCCACAAGCGACTTCGCCTCGTTGCGGAGCGTGTTCATCATCAGGGCGTTCCAGTAGATTTCGATCGGCAGTTCGTCGTTCGTCTTGTTCGAAAAAATCTGGTATTCGCACGACCCGCCGACCGGAGCGATGTCGCTGTAGTTGGCGCCGCCGCTTTGCTCGAGAGGCTGCGGCCGGAACGGGAAAGTCAGAACGCGATTGGGTTTTCCGCTCCACCCGTCACACGACGCATCCATCGCGAGATTGACGATGTAGCCGCGGACCATCTGGGATGGCTGATCCATCATGCACCTTCTGGAACAAGTTCGCGTTCCGCCTCAGATGCGTTCTTGCGTGTGGACAATCGGAACAATGCTTCGTCGCTCACGGTCGCGGTGAGGTTTAGATTCTCAAGTCGCTTCACCATCTTCTGTAGTTCGACGCGCATTTCTATGTACTCTTTTTTCTCTCCCTCTGTCGCAACGCCCGCGTTTATCAATCCTCGAAGACTTTTTTCCTTCGGAATGATGCCTTTGAAATCTGATTCAATGTTCGCCTTTTCAAATGCGCCCTCAACCTTCCTCGCAGTAAATCCGGCCTTCACAAACGTCTTTTCTCCTCCTCCAGTCATGCTGGCGCCAGTGTAATCAAATGCACCTTCGGTACTCATCTTATTTGCAGAAACAAACAACCCAGCTATTGTTCTTCCGATGTATGTATCCTTGATAGCTCCCAATGCATCTATGAAGTTTCCCAGCGATTCACCCATGAGACTAAATACATTCGCGATCCTTGAGAACACCTCGTATACCACGCCGAAGACAGTGCCGATTCCACTTCCTATCGAATGCAACGTTGAGAACGCCGACGCCAAGGATCGGATGCCATCCGCGATATCCTTGCCGGAGATGCCCTTCATCGAATCTAGCACACCACCTAGCGTGCCAGCGAGATCACCAAGAGTTTTCAGAGCTCCCGTGGCGAAGTCCTTCATTGCGTATCCAGCCTCTTCGCCAGAGTTCACCCAATTTCCGAGCGGGTCCTTGAACGCTTCCCCTGTGAAAATGTCGGCGATCCACTTGAAGTTCCCGAGAAGCTCGTTGGCCTGCGGTCCGAGCTCATCGAGCGCGCGCTTGAAACCTGTCGAGAAACCGTCGAAGAACGCGCCGAGTCGCACCCGCAACCGATCGACCATCAGCACGAACTTGAGCACGCCGGAGTTCTCCGATTTCCGCAGTTCCTTGGCCATCGCATCGCTCAACTTCCCCTGCGATATGACCTCGACGGCGGCGGACCAGCCGAGTTTGATCTTGCGCCCCATCTCGGAGAAAGAATCTCCGACACCGCCAGCGTTCCTCTGCACGGTTCTGAACAACGTGTAGAGCCCGACGGCGAACCCACCGAGGAGAACGGTCAACGGCCCGACAATGAGCGCGAACTTCGCCACAGAGAACACGAGATCGAGAATGCCGACACCGAACATCTTCATCGCTGCGGAAGCGATTAGGACCTTGCCAAGCACCGAAGCGAGCGCGCCGAACGATACGGCAAAACCGACCATCATCTTCTGCGCGTCCGGCGGCATCCCGCGGAAAGCGTCCACGAGCGCGTTGACGGCCTTTGCTCCGGTCTCGACGAATGGGCGTCGCAGTTCGGCCGTCACGGCTCCGACCGACTGAGTGAATCGCTTCTGTGCGTTCTCCGCGCGAGCGAGCGCCCCAGCGTAGTCGTTTGTGATGGTCTTCGCCGCAGATGCTGTCGCGCCGCCCGCTGCGTTCATCTGCTCCTTGTAGTAACGGATGGCATCGGCTCCGCGCAGCGTGGCTCCCTCTGCCGTGGTGACGCCTTTCGTGAGCTTGTCGACGATGATCGATAGACCGCCCGATGAACGCGCCGAGAAGATGCTCGCGAGTGACTTTGAGCGCTCCGCTTCGGTCATTCCCTTGGTTGCTTCGGTGAGGTCTCCAATGATATCGACGAGGGCTCGCGTCTTGCCTTGCTGGTCGACGACGGCGACTCCCTGCCGTTTTAGTTCCTTCCTCACGTCGGGATTCGCGAGCTGCATCATCGCCATGTTCGCGGCCATCGCTGCACGCGATGCATTCGGGATGACGTCCTTCATCATACCAAGTGTGAGAAGCGTGTCGTCGAAGCTCGCCTTCGCCAACTGCGCGCCAGAGGCGACTCCGAATAGCATGGGTTGCAACTCGTTACCGACGATGCCGAAGGTCTTCATGGCCCAGGTCATCTTGTCTGTGACCATGGCCGACTGGCCTGCCTTGAAATTGAACTCCCCCATTACGTCTTGCAGCATGCCGGCGGATTCGGTCTCACCGAGGTTGGCGACACGCGCGAGGTTCATGGCCGACTTCAAGATGAGCATCGAATCGGCAGCGTTCCCGGTCTCTTCTGAGAGCGTCTGAAAAACAGCCGCAGCTGTGTCGATGTTCCTGCCCTCGAACTCCTTGCCGAGCAACTGGTCTCGGTACTTCTGCATCTCGAGAGCCGTCGCTCCCGTGCGCGCCTGGACAAACGACAGGCTACGCTCAAATGTGGCCGACCTCTCAGCCGCTGCCTTGAACGTGCTGTTGATTTTCGATCCGAACTGCGCGGCCTTGTATCCCATGGCGCCAAGCGCAAGCGAGCTGTTCTGCCAGCCCTTCTTGATCGTGTTGAACAAGCCAGAGAAGTTGGACTCAGCCTTCTTCACGACGGCGCCGGAGTTGTCCTTGCCGTTGATCGTGATCCCGACACCCATGTTGTTCATCGACATGGTGTCAGTGCCCCCCGAAGATCGCTTTGAGGTCGGCGCTGCGCATGGCGTGGCGGCACTCGTCGATCTGCATCATCTCGACCAGCGACATCCGTTCCGTATCTGACCACGAGATCTGCATTCCACCTCCCAACACCGGCAGATAGCACAGCCTCGCTCGCCAGCGGATCAACTCCTCGGAGGTTATTCCTCCGAGGTATCCATCCCACGGAGGCCGCGCATCTCGCGATCCTGGATCGCCTTGTACAACGGCGGAAGCATCGTCAAATCGAAAGGGCCTTCCGCCAGGAACGTCCTCTTGCAGATCGGGCATTTCACCGCGATCTCAGTGTCCATTCCAAAGTCGCTATCGTTGAGCGCCTCTCGCAGTACCGCCGCGTCCATGCTCGACATAGGCTGGTACTTCTTGCCGTCGCCACCGTCGAGCCAGTCCATGATCTCGTTGTCCTGGACGCCGTCAACCTTGACGATGCGATAGCGCAGCGACACGGATGAGGAGCGTCCAGGATACTTCTTGTTGAGCTCGAACGCCCGCATCGGCTCGGCTCCGGTGGCAACGCGATACTCCACGTCCTTGCCGTCGACTTCCACGTGGAAGGTATCTCCGGTGCGCAGCGCCGCGAGGGTTGCCTCGTTCGGCCTCTTCATCTTCGGCTCGTTCCGCAGATTGATCTTCCAGCCGAAACGGCCGCAGAACCCATGCTCGAGGTGGAACGTGAACTCGTCGCCCTTGATCCTGGAGATCTGCGAGAGGCGCACCATCGCGACAAATCGATCGCCGAGTCCGACGGAGCGCGTACCCCAGTTCTTGCCTGTGAAACCGGTGTATGGTCCTGGAGAAACCACCTCGAGCGTGCAAGCGGCCAGCACGTCGTCGAGCGTCTTCTCGTAGGTCGGGACGGTGGCCTCGGCGATGATGTTCTCCTCGGCGACAGTCGTCGAGCGCATCTTCACCTTGCAGCCGGATGGGAGTTCGAAGATTTCTGTGGACATCGTTCAAGCCTTTCCCTTGGGCGCGCAAGCGCGCCACATGCGGACACGTATCAGTCGACCAGATCCCAGTCGTCGCAGGACAACGTGATCGACTCCATGCGCTTCGTGCCGTCCTGGTTGTTGTCCCACTTGCCGGCGGTGAAATCGATCGGGAACGCGCCGAGCACGGTGTGGCGCTCCACCTCGGTGCCAGCGAGGTCGTACTGCACGATGTCGAAGGATCGTTTATACGTCGCCGGGACGGTGCCCTTGCCGGTCTTCGCGTCGTACACGCGCTGGAACCATGTGTAGAGATCGTGATCCGAGCAGGCGCCGCGAGTCAGCGTGATGTCGGCGACCTCGATGAGACCGGCTTCCTTGATCGGGATGCGCACACCGCCCTGGCGATGTGAGGTCTTGCCTGCCGTCTTCTTGAGCTCGGAGCAGGTCGTGAACGCCGCGGAGACGACATCGTCGATCTCGACGCGGAAAAGGAATTCGTCATACCAGGTGACCGGATCGCCCATGGTTCGCTCCTTATGCCGCCGCCATCGTGTCGGCAGTGATCGTCTCTTCGATGAACTCGGCCGGCGTCGACATGGCAACGGCCAGCTTGATTCGCATCTTGCCCGACGCGATCACCGACGTGCTGTTGAGCTGGTCGGAGACGTCGATGCGATAGGCGTACTTCTTCTCTTTCGAGGCGAAAGCGCCCTTGTTCATCTCGCCCTCGCAGTAGCGATCCAGCGTGCGCCACACACGACGGCGGTTTTCCTTGTTGTTCGGGCGGTGCTTGAAGTACACCAGCGCGTGCTTCGTGCTCGCCTTGATCCCGCAGACGCCGCGTCGCTGGCAGACGTGCGGCCAGTTGCCGGTCGACTTCAGCGTGCGCCCGCCGTCGATGTGGAACGGGCCTTCCTCAAGCTGCACGATCGGATTGATGCGCTTCGGGTAGACGAAGTCGCGCCACTTCTCGTCGAGCACCTGGTGGCGCTCGTCGCCCGTCGGGTCAGCCTCGAGCCCAACCACAATGCCCAGAACCCCGCTCGGCCCGCCGAGACCGAGCCCGGCCGGCGACTCGTACACGCCGCCGTTGAAACGGTCGTTCGCCGCGTAGCGCCCGACCACCGGCCCGCACGGCGGGATGGTGATCGTGTCGTCTGTGCCGAACACCGAGACACTCGGGTTGCTGATCTTGACGCGCGGCCAATAGATCGCGCCGTACTCGCTCGACTCCAAGACGGATGTCGTGTCGGCGACGACCTGCACTGCGGTGCGGTTCGCCAGCGTGTCGAACACGCAAAAGATCGTGCCCTCACGATACGTCTCGACGTAGGCGAGCATCCCTTGCCAGAGCGCCGTCGTCGCCGCGCCAGGAATCACCAGTACGGTCCCGCTCGTGATGCGGTCGAAAGCGTAGAGCCCGGTCGGCCCGCTGGAGCTTCCGAGATAGTCCGCGTCGACGAGCCCGACGAGCCCGTCGTTCCCGCCGACCATCGACGCATAGGTGCCGTTGACCGGCCTCTTCTGCAACGGAGTCAGTGCGAGCAACTGGTCGGTCGCGGTGATCAGGTGCGAGCCGTAGCTCGTGTTGTTGACGATCGTCTGGACGTACCGCAGTGCGGTCGCGTCCATCGTGAGGTTCGAGAAATACTCGCGCTGTGCGCCGTTCTCGAGCACCTTCATGTTGAACTCGGTGGCGACGAGACTCGTCGCGGCCTCGATCACGATCGACAGGTTGGCCGCGTAGGTGCCCTCGGTCTTTCCAGTGATCGCCAGCGTGTTGGCGGGAGCGTCCGTCGTCCCGACGTGCACCAGGTTGTCGAACCCCATGATGGTGTCGGCGAGCGAGGTGCCGACCACCTGCACGCTCTGCGTCGCACCGGTCGCCACCGTCGCGATCGTCACATGGCCGAATGAGTCCACGGTCATGTCGAGAATCGCGGTGAACGCGCCGACGGCTTCGATCGCCGCGTCGACCTCATCGCCAGTCACGGCGCCCAGGTCGAAGATGTTGCCTGTGCCGGGCACTTCGGCCGTCGGGAACAAGCACTTCGCGTTCGCCGTGCCGCCGGTGACCTCGATGAACGCGCCGTTGCCCACGCGGTCCGTCGAGATCTTCACGTGTCCGCCCGTCACGTCGGCGTGACTCTCGCCCAACTGGGTGACGATCATGTTGGCGATGTCGGCCGCCGTCCGCTCGCCACCGACGGCCGTCACAGTCTGCACTCCGCCGCGGTTGACCTTGATCGTCAGGATCTCGCCGGCAGTGAGTGCCACCGGGAGGACGCCCGACTCCGCAGATGAAGGTCCGGTGGTCGTTCCGGCGCCGGTGCCAAGGGTGATCGTAATCGCCTCGACCACGCCGAAGAAATCAGCCGGCGCGTCGGGAGTCACCAACCACTCGCGGGTGACGTTGTTGTAGTCGTAGAGGATTCCGGAGTCGGTCGACACCGCACCGACGACCGCTTTGCCGATGTCGGTCGGGACCACCGGCGTGTAGCCGCCGGCCGCGAAGGTCAACTTCCTCAAGCCCGAGGTGTAGACCGCGGCCTCGGTGACATCGGCGGCCGTCCCTGCGAACGTCACGGTTCCTGTAACGGCCGGAGCGCCGCCGACCACAACGCTCAGATCCAGCGTGTTGTGCGCGACGCCGTCGTAGAACCGCATGTCGAACGTCTCGGCTGAGGTGCCAGTCACGGAACCCGGTGCAGCCGTGGCGCCAGCGTTCATGATGCTCTGCGAACCCTTGGTGGCGATGAAGCTAGCCTTGTTCGTGATGTCCGTGAAGTGCGCCGTGCGGCTCACCCAGAGGAACGAACCTCCCATCAGGAAGAAGCAGTGCGCGAAGATCGCCACCTGCGAATCGGCGGTGAACCCGCCGAAGGTGTCCCAGTACTCGGACCACCCGGTCACGAGCGTCGGGGTCGACATCGGACCGCGCTCTGTGATCCCCTCGCACAGTACCACCGTGCTCGGAAGCGCGGTGATGTTGAAGACCTGCGGCTCCTCCTCGAGAACGACCACCTTCGACGATAGAAACTCACTGGACATCGTTCATCCCTCCACGGGTCGCGTGTTAGACTATGCCTTGTCCCTGTAGCGCCGTGACGAGGTCGTCTTCGGAGCTTCCGTCTCGACTGCCGTCTCGTTTTGAACCGCCGGCATCTGGACAGGTTTCGACCGCTGCGCAGTGCGCTCCTTGATTCGGAGCTCACCCGCGTTGCACGCCTCGATGATCGCCGGAGCGAGAGCGTACTCGCCTGGGCGATTGGTCAGCGCGCTTTTCTTCGCAATGTTGATGCTCGGAGCCGCATGGTTTCTGCACTGGCAGACACCGAGGGCGCGGCAGACGACCTTGTGCGGCAGTTCGAACGACAACATCTTGCCGGTTAGATTCACGAGGTCGATGCGGTTCATCATAGAGCCTCCAACTCGATCTCGGGATCACCATCGTTCGAAGTGATTCTCGAGCCTCTGTCGATGACCGTACCAGCCTCATCATCGATTTGCACACCTCTGACCGAGAACGAGCCCTGCGCGTTGAGCAGGCCGAGAACATCTGGAGCGAGGTCTGGTTGCGGGATGCCGCCGGAGTCCATGTAGCACTGGTAGTCCTTGTACAAACCAGCCGGCAACGCTGCCTCATTTGGCACACGCACCTTGATCCCGCTGCGAAACAACCGCATGAACGCTTGGCACATCGAGAACAGCGCGGTCGGGTTTTCCGCGTAGATGTTGACGTCCCACTCGAGGTCGCTCCATATCGGAGGCTTCTTCTCGATAAACGCCGGGTAGGTCGTGTCCTGCACCTCGAGCTTGCGCTGCGTGTCGATAAACGACTCCACCACCCGCGGACCTACGACGTGATACACCGGAGCCACGGCGCGCAACCTCTCGTGGTCCGTGGGGTCATCGGTGTAATTCTTGTCTATGGTCAGGTGAACGTTCGTCGAGAGATTGCGGCGCATCATCTTGACCATCTCGCGAATCACCCTCTGGAAGTAGCACTCCGTCGAGAAGCTCGGCCTGGTGTAGCTGTAGGCGTCGACCTTTGTCACGTTCTCGGTGGCTATCTCCGCTCCGGCGTCATTGAGGTTCGCCAGTCGCACGTCGACCGCCACAGGAAACGCCAGTTTGTACGATCCGAGCCATTGCGGAACCACGACATGGGCAACAGTGGCCGAGGCAGCCGCCGCGTAGGGCGCCAGGACGCCGTCGAACTTCACCGCGATCGTCTGCTGCTCTGCGCTGCTCGTATAGCCGGTCGGAGCGTTCAGCGGCGCCGTGCGGAAGTTCGTGCCCGTGAGCACGATCTTGTCACCGCCCCGCACAGGGCCGCTGTTCGGAGACAGAGAGACGAGAGTCGGGATTGCCATGTCACGTACCCTTCGCGCCGCTTGCGGCGATGATCTTGTCGATCTCCATCTGGATGCGTCGGCCAAGACGCTCCTCGAGTTTTTCCTTCCACACCGACACGGATGGCCGGATGTACGGACGCGCTGGAGTCTTCCTCGTGATCGAGGTGGTCGTCTTTTTGAGAGGCGCCGAGAACACGCCGGCCTTGTACATCGCGAACCACCAGCCGCGCATCTTCTTCGTGACGGTCACGGTGTAGGCTTTCGAACCGAACTCGTGCACCGCGGCGATACTCACCGGGTCGCCGCCCTGGCCTTTTTTCCGGCGCGCGCTGCGATGCACTCCGACGAACACGCCGTCGAGAGGGTCCTTGCCAATCTTCGTCACGTTGATCGAGCCGATGAGCGATCCGCTATTGATGAGCGCCTTCATGCCTGAGGTGGCCGCATCAAGTTTGTTCTCGGCGCGCTCAATTCGCGCGTCCGACTTGACGAGTTTTTTCTCGGCTGCGGAGATGCGCACGTTCGATCGTACGCCGAGTGCCGTTCCGGCTATGAGATTTACTTTCCTGGATTTTAGCGCCTTCATCCTCTTATTCATCTCAGTTCGCATTGATTTCGTGGCACTGCCGAGTTTTTTGGCGCTGCCTTTGCGCTGCATCATCCGCAATTTTTTCGTCATTTCGGACAAGGGCTTGAACTTCATGCCGCCAGGCGCCTGGTCGCGGATGCCTTTGACGATGAGCGCGCGCAGATCGTGCGCCTCGACTAAGATCGCCCGACCAAGCGCGAGCCGCATGTTCTTGCTCAGGGTGCCGAGCGTCTTGATGACAGCCTGGTCTCCGGTCACCGTGATCTGGAGACCGACCGGCATCAGGCACCTTGACGCTGTGGGCCGCAGGTCAGAACAACGAGGTTGAACTTCGGCGTGCCGAACGCCGCGAGCCCGTATCCGCGACGCTCGATCTTGGTGACGTAGAGCCCGGGCGGGTCGACGAACTTCGCCTGCACCTCGCCATCCTTCGCCTCGATGCTGTCGATGCGGTCACTGGGAGAGATCAACACGTTGCCGTTGGAGTCCATCAGACCGAGAGCGCGAAGGTTCGGTACGAACAGCGCGAGCTCGATGTCCGCCGTAGCCTCGAACCCGCCTCTGGTAATCGTTGCGTCGCCCCACGTCCTCGTGTCTATCTGGCAGTCGACACGAACCGCGGTGTGCTCCCTGCGCGTCGAGGCGCCTGCCTGGCTTCCGTCGGCGACAGGCCGTAGTGTGTTGAACTCGTCGTCGAACCCGCCGCCAACTACCGCCGCTGTGGCGTCCACATCAACACGGTAGAGCACCGCG